GGGCTGTACAAGGAAAGGCTGTACATATCGCCTTCTCGATTGTGTTCTGTACAAAGGGAGCGGCGCCTGATCACCGGAGATCCGGATATTCTAGCTGTTCCGCTGATGAGCTTACAATGAACTAGATGGCGAGCAAAGGAGCAAGAAGCTCAAGACTGCCCATCTCCATGCCTGCCTCGGAAGCAACGGCACCACCGGCACGCGCGGCACTAATGGCAGTACGAGCAACCCCACCGATAGCGGTGGCAAGACGTGGGCCTAAAGTGGCGGCGAGGGCACCTTCACCAACATGAACGAGATCATTGGCGGAAGCCTCAACATGATCGTTGACGTGGTTGATCACAGCTGCAGGTGCAGTGGGGATGGATTTCATAGACTGACCAGGCACAGATGTAAGAGGCCACCTCGTGTAATACGAAGCTCGTATTGTAACGGAGTAGTCTTGTAGATCTGTGACAGGGTCGAAGAGGAAGGCAACCACACTCATGGGCCGCTGAGAGAGAGCCAACGGGTCACCAATTGGATTGGAATCGGAGGCCCCGAGGGTGTGCTGGTTGAACTCTTCCATAGTGAGAGTTCCACGCCAGTTCCCAAAGCGGGCATAAGCAGATGAATCAACTGGAAAGCCAATCAATTGTTTGGGTTCCACGAGAGTTTCTCCCATGATCCTGCGTCTGTATGGAGAGCTCTTGATACCACTGAGAAGAGGCAACAAATCCCAATGTATGGTAGTGCCTGCCATTGCTGGAAGGCGTTGCGAGGAATTGATGTAAGTCACTCGGCCACCGCGTTTGAGAGCGTTGGTGCAATTGATAACGGAACAAGAGAACTTCATAGCACGGCCGGCAGATGGCCCGCCAGCACGATCAGACGCACTAACAGTGGGAATAGTCAGTGGGAGGACACCAACAAATCCACCAGTAGGAGTAACCTCGTAAATGTATCCGACAGTTCCCGCATTGCCGCAGTTGGACACCACGAGGATTTTGGAGTTGACGGCTCCGATTTGGAAGTCGTCTGAGACCAAAGATGTGTGTGGTAGTGCCATTCCATCGGACAGTACACTGGGGACTGGATGTGGAGACAAGGGGTTGAGGAAGTTGGGGACACGTGGGATGCGAGGGAGTCGAGGTTGCCCTGCGTTACGTTTGGGAGCACCACTCCTGCGAGCGGCGTTGCCTGTGGTAATGCCAGTCTGAGGTCGGAAAATGGGACCGATGAAAGGGGCAGCCTGCTTGGTACGACCAGCATTCTGCGCGTTATAAGTGGTCCGCATTCCGGCCCTAGCGGCGGGCGGGGCTTCATTGATCCGGCTCTTTTGGTTCGGTGTAAGAGTCATCTTGATGTGTTCTGTACAAGGGGGGGCGGCGCCTGATCACCGGAGTTCCGGATATTCTAGCTGTTCCGCAGATAATGACACAATGCCTGTTGTGTGAGTTGAAAAGTAATGCAAAGTCACAAGTGTGAAAGCAAATAAAGGTTGTGGCTGGTCAAGCCAGTTACCGTGACCAATGCTGTACATAGGATTGAAGCGTCTTCTTCACAGTTCTGTACAAGAAGGAGAAGAAGCTTGGTGTCAGAGGACACCTTGAAGCGACCAAGTGTCGCAAGCGAGAGCCTCACTGACCTGGTCCCGCAAAGAAGGACAAAACCGAGCGATGTAGTTCTGGACCTGGGCGAGAACCGAGGGTGTGTGGCGTACCGCAAAGAGTATGCCAGCAACCTGGTTGGCGCTGAGAGGTTCAGCACTGTCAGTGAGTGCGAACGCGAGGCGGTACAGGAGCTTCGGCCCATTGCCAAAAGTGGCAGACTGGGTGGAGAGTGTGTAGCTGTGGCTGGTAAAGTCTATGTCCTCACTAGCATCCATGCTTTGCTCTTCAGAGACCTCACAACCCAATCGGAGTGCAAGCTCTTTGTGAGCGGAGGAGCGAAGGCCTTTGCCAACGAGATCGTCACCTAAAGTGAGAGAAGGGGTGACAACAGGAGCAACGTGCTTCTTCTTCATGTGCTGGGGAACGAGGCGAGCTGCATTGGCCTTGTTAGCCAAGACAACCAGCTGCCAAGACACCTCAGAGAAGATGTACTGGCGTCCAAAGCAGTTAGAATTGCATGTGTCGGGGTTGCCGGACCCCATGATCCCGAAGAGATTGACCTGGTAGACTATGTTGCCAACAACGACGAGGTGAGCAGAGGAAATGAGACCAAGGTTCATCAATGCGATACCAAAAGGTTCAGGCGCTCTCCCCTCAGAAGCAAGGGCAGCACGCCTGCGCGCGTCGATCATCCACAAAGCCCTGGTGAAACGCATGTCCCAGGTCTTGGCATCCTCTTTGCACATCTTGGTAGTGCCAGCAAGCATTCGCATAATTGCCTTACAAGTGTCTTTTATTCCGTCATCGTGATGTCCACTGCCTGCAGTAGAACCGAAGGTAGGAAACTCATCGGTGTGCGTGCCTTCAGTTTGGTAAATGACGTTCTCACCCTTGTTCTGATACTCATGGAAGACGCGAAGAACGGACTCCATCCGAGCGCTGCAACACCAAATGATACGTTCAGTACCAATCTTGCTGCGCTTGGACATTTCATCTTTGCCGGTCAAACACTCAGGGTCAAGGACCCCGAGCTCAAGAAGCTGAGCCGGGGTACGCGAACGCAAGAATTTGTGGTCGTAAAGCATGAGAAGAAGACAAGTGACGGAAACTTGCGCAACCGCCTCAGGTGTCTTCATCCACTCCTCTTTAGTCTTTTCACCGGTACATTCAGTCCACTGTGTGGACTTACTACCGTTCATGTTCTTAAAGGAGGAGCTGATGCTGTCAAGCAACGATGAATGAGGGTAATCAAAAGAAGGGAATCCAGCTACAAAAGCCTCAAAATGGTCAGCGTCAAAAGGAACAGACCGGGCTGGCTTTGCAGCGAGCTGGGCTGACAATGACTTGGCTGTGGTGGAGGCTCCCATGGCAGGTGAGACATACTTGGGGAGGTCGCCAGGGGTATACAGACCCCACTCGGTGAGCAATTCAAGAGATTTCTCAGCGAGTTCAGTAGTAGGACGTTGCCGAGTGTGCCGGACAAAAGGGGCCTTGCCGATAGCAACGGCA